TAGTTCAGGTTTATGTCGTATTATTTCATCATGTATTTGTTCCATTAAAATTATACGTGGAACTAAAATTAAATATTTTTTATTCTTTTTCATTGAATAGATTATAACAACATTTTTACCACAACCAGTAGGTAAAGATATAATAGTATTTTTATTATTTTTTATAATTAAATTTATTGCTTCAACTTGATAACCTCTTAAATCAAATTCTTGATTTTCTTGTTTAGGGTATTTAGGAGGTTTACTTAATAATGCTTCGCAATAATCTATAATATTTTGTCTAGGAAATGATATATCTGTAAACAGTTTTAATTTTTCTAACAAGTTTTTAGATAATTTGCATTCTTCATTTCTAGTAATAATTAATTTATTCCACCTAACAATAATTTTATTTAATTCTTCAGAATAGATATTTTGGCTACCAAAGAAAGTTCCGCATTCTTTCCAATCTAAAGTATCTTTTCTTAATTTACATTGAACAATTGTATCAACTAAATCACAACAATCAATACCAGTATCATTTTTAGTCATATTATTTATTTCCTTAAATGTAGGTTCAATATCACTATATTCATAAAATGGTTTATCATATTGTTGATATAAATAGATACAAGAATACCATTCAAATATTTTAGATAAATCATAATTATCTATTGTATCAATTGTTTTACCAGAATTTTTTAATTCTTTATATCTTTCATAGATATTTATATTATAAAGTTTGTTAACTTTCATTATTATTAATTTTATATTATATAATATTCATTATTTAAATGATAATTTATCAATTTTTTTACAAAATTATTTAAAAAAAGCTAACCTATTAATAGTATTAGTAAATGAATAATTATAAATATTATTGTGAAAAATGTAATTATGGCACAGATATAAAGTATTCATTAATTCAACATAATAAAACGGATTTACATAAAACTGGAGAACGTAGAAAGAAGCCTATAAAAAAAAAAGAATTATTTAGTTGTGATAAATGTGATTTTTCATCAACAAATAAAAATAATTATTTAACACATAAATTAAATAATCATTCTACAAAAGAAGAGAGAAAACAACAATTTAAATATTATTGTGATACTTGTGATGTTGGTGTTTTTTCAGAAACATCATTTAATAATCATAAAGAAACAATAAGACATAAAAGATTTAATAAATAATTATAAATAATTTTATTACTTATAATTATTATACAATGGGTAAACATAAATCAACTGATTATAAATTATCAACAGTTGAATATTATTTAGATAACGAAGATTTAAGTTTAAGAGATACATGTGATATTTATAAATGTTCAAAATATAGTTTAGTTAGATGGGTTAAAAGATATTTAGAATATGGAACAGTTAATAATAAAGATAGAAAAGAAGGAGCTTATAAAGTTAGAAAAGAACATGTAAAATTTATTATTGATTTAATAAAAGTTAAACCATTTATAAGATTAACTGATATACTAGGTTATTTTCATAAAAAATTTAATGATATAACCTTATCTAAAACTCATTTAGGAAATATAATTAAATATGCTAATCTAACTTATAAAAAAGTTCAGATAACACATAAACCAGATTTAAGATATAATAAACCAATTAATTATGAAGAAGAATATAAAAAGTTTTATTCAAAAATTAAGAAATATAATTTAGATGATATTATATCAATTGATGAAACAAGTATCGCAATTGGTTTACACCCTAACAAAGGAAGAGAAATAATAGGTAAACGATTAAATAAAATAACAAAAGATAATAAAGTTTTTGTTAAATATACTTTAATTATGGCAATAACAACAAAAGGAGTTTTAGATTGGATATTATATGAAAAAGCAGGTTCTGATCATTGTAGATTAATTGAATTTATTAAACAATTAATAGAAGGTAAAAAGAAAAAATTAATCTTAATGGATAATGCAAGTTGTCATAGAAATGAAAATGTAAAAGAATTTATTACAAAAAGTAAAAATGATTTTGTATATATTTTACCGTACCACCATTATATGAATCCAATAGAAAAATTTTTTAATCAGTTAAAGTATTATATGAAACGCGACGAACCAATGAGCTATGAATTAATTAAGAAATCAATTAGAAAATCTATAAAATATATTGAATTGAAAACTTATAAAAATTATTTTAAATCATCATTAACTAAAACTAAAGAAGATATTAAAGATATTAAGATGAAATATAGAAAGAAAGCAAAAATTTATAAAGAATAATTTTAAATTGTGTCATTTAAAATAGTCCCCGCTGTAATAAAAAATGTATTTTATGTAGTTAAACTACTTGTAAATTTGCCCCAAAAAATAGAAAATATTTATACATTTACAAATCGTAAGAAAGAAATATTTTAAAGGGTAGTAAAGTTTTAATTTAAAAATAATATTTTACATTATAAGGTTGCATTTATTGTATATATAATGTTAAATAAAATATTTATAATTTATCTTGCATAATAATCAACTTTAGTATTGAGTTCATTAGTATAAACACCCATTACAAACATTAAATGATTTTGAAAGTATTTGTTTAGTGGAATACTAATTGCCTCAGTTTTCAATTTATCTAATACTTTAAAACCAAAATTTTTATAATTGTTATAAAATGCATTCATATTATAATTTATTTCTGTAATATATTTTGTATCAAGATTAAACCAAATAACATCATTTATATATTGCTCAATATTAATATATACTTTTTTACCAGTTGTTGTTATTTTATAAACACTAATAAAACCATCTAAACTGACAAATTGGTTAAGTTCTTTATAAATATTATCAAAATTAAATGTAGTTTTGTTAAATTTAGGGAAAGACAATATTTTTAGGACACAACACTGTGACTGAGAAGGTTCATCTTTATTATTATCATTTGTGGATTTTTCAAAAATTATTTTAGTAGTTTCTTTATCAAAGTAGAATGGAATTTTATTTTTAATATTATAATTTACAGTAACAAAACATTTTATAATATCGGTAGTTTTATTAATAAAAAAATTTGTAAATTTAGTATCCTTTGTAATTTCAGTTATATTAAGATTGTCAGGATTTAATATTTTTGTATTGATTAATTGATTAGTTTCATAATCAATACAAACTCTATTTAATTTTATTGGAAATCCTTGAGAATCATAAAAACTAAATGTTAATTTGTTTATATTACCTAAAAGTGAATCTTTATAAATTTTAACAGCATAATATGGACTACCTCTCCAATATAATAAACCCATGTATTTATCAGGAAAAATTGTAAATGATGCTTCATTAATTGGATTAGTTGATAAATTCTGATTGTTTTCAATTTCTTTAATACCTATTAATACAAATCTATCTGTAAATAATGGTCCCAAATGATTATCATCTGGAATATATCTATCATTTTTAATCATTTCTGCTTTGGCTCGTTGATAATCATCAGTAATTGTTGTATTAGTGGATTGTGAAACATAACAAGTATCGCAATCTGTTCCATAACAAGATGAACAATAATTCCAACTATTATTAATAATTACTTTATTAAATCTTGGTAATACTACATTATCCAATCTTATGAATTTTACATTTATAAAAGAACGTGTAATATATGGATTAAATGACCTTTTTAACTTGTTATCATAGTTAATTAAAATATTGGGATTTGTTTCTATTATTAACATATCATCACTAAAATCTATTTCAGACGCTTTTACTGGATTAGTTGGATTTTGTTTTTTATTAATTTTTCTTACTTCATTTTTTAATTGATTTTTTGCCTCAATTCTCTGTATAGTCATATCTAAACCTGAATTTACAACAGGTCCAAAATATACAATATAATCAAATGGATCAGGATATAAATTTATATCCCTGTCCATACTATCAATATTAAGTCTAAATTCTTGTATTTGCTCTTTATTCAAGTTATCATTCAAGTTATTGTATAAAGTGTTATTTAGATATTTGTTATCTGGCATTTTTTCAATAACTTTATTTTGATGAAATGCATTTTCAACATTATATTGTCCAAAGTCTCTAAAGTTTTGATTGACTGTTCTAGAAGTATTATCCATAGAACTAAATGTAGTATTTGGTTGATAAGAATTATAGTTTTGGGCAAATTGTTGTTGTTCAACGACTCCTCTACCCAAAGCAGTTGGATTTTGAAAACCATTTTGAGAAACAGAACTTGTATCAAATCTTATTTTATTTGGATTATTATTTGTTATCATTATATATTATATTTATATATCTTTCTTTAATTATAAAATATAATTAAATTATTATATACAATAATTATTTTTAAATTTATGTGTTTAATTTAAATAAAAATTAAATAAGATAATATATATTAAAAATACCATATAATGAAAAAAGTTTTTTTATCTGAAAAAAATATAGCAAATCAAACTAAAAAATTAATAACATATCTCGATTTAGAACCAGAACAACTAAATAGAGATACTGTTATTAAATGCAAAAAAATTATAATTAGTTCAATGGATTCCACATTTGATAAATATGGTGATAAAAAACCAGAAAATATGAATCCTGTCGAATATTTAGATAAAATGAATAAAAAAAGTGTAAGTGATTGTTTAAAAATCTTTCATAATAAAAAAGAAGTTAAAATGAACAATAATCCACAAATCGATAAATTAAGAGATTCTAGTTTAAAGAAAAAACCAGATGCAAATCAATATGGTTTAAATCCTAATAAAAATCAATATATGCGACCAGATGAAATTATGAATAACATAAAACATCCAGAACAAAATAAAGCACCATCTAAAGAATATCAATCATTCTCTGATGCCGGTGGTTATGCATCATTTACTAGTATAGATACTGCATCAGGACCATTCATTACAGCAACCGGTGAATATGGATTACCAATTGAAATGCAAAATCAAAATGATCAATTTAATATGCAAAATACTTCTGATGGAAAAAAAAATTTTGCAGACGATTTACAAAAAAAACTTGATGCATTGCGGTATGAAGGTGGCTATGGTGGAGGACCACAAAATATGGGACAACATCCACAACAAGGACAACAAGGACAAATGTCTTTTGATATGTTAAAAAAATTAATGCCAGATGCAGATATATCCGCTATAATGCAACAACAAGGACAACAAGGATATGGACAACAAGGACAAGGACAACAGGGATACGGACAACAAGGATATGGACAAGGACAAGGACAACAAGGACAAGGACAACAAGGACAAAATAATAATCCAATGGCACAATTTACACAACTCAGTCAAACAATGAATCAAATGCAGCAATCAGGTCAAGTAAATCCCCAAATGATGCAAATGATAATGGCACAAATGCAAGTATTAATGTCTCAAATGCAAAATCCTCAAATGCAAGGTAATCCTCAAATGCAGGGTAATCCTCAAATGCAGGGTAATCCTCAAATGCAGGGTAATCCTCAAATGCAGGGTAATCCTCAGGGAGGTTCTTTTGATTATTCTTTTAATTCAGTGAATGAAAATATGGGTAATGATTTCAATTCAGCATATCTTGATGGAAATGCAAAAGGAAAAACAGATAATTATGATGGTCCTGATAGTATTAATAATGTATATCAGCACAATAGTATTACTGGACCGGTAAAAAATTTATCTGAACAATCAAGTGATCTAGGTAATGCATATGAACAAATGAAATCAGAGCGAGAAAAAATAAATAGTGGATTGGGAAATATGCAAAAACCAACAAGTTTTGATCCAATGATGTCACCAAGTCAAATGGCTAATAATCAAAATCAACAATTCAAGGATAATTTTTTTTTTTGAATAATAATTTACAAAATAATAATAATAATTTACAAAATAATAATAATTTACAAAATAATAATAATTCAATCAGTTCTATCGATGCATTAAATCAAAAGTTAGCATCTGAAATAATTAGCCCATCATTAAATACAAAACAAGTAACACATGTAAAACAAACGAAACAAGTAACACATGTAAAACAACCAAAACAAGTAACACAGACAAAACAAATAAAATTAGTAAAACAACCCAAACAGACAAAACAATTGACTCATAAAAAAGATATTAAAACACCTATAGTTATAAAAAAACCGATAGTTACTAAAACATTTGTAGATATTAAAAAGTTTCCAGTTATAAAGGAAACATTAAAACTGAATTATAAAAAAGAAAGTAGTGAAATAGAAGATTTAGATGAAGAAATAAGAAAATTGGAATTAGAAATTAAAAATAACAATAATAAATCTACAAAACAAGAAACAGAAAGTATTGTAGAAACACATATTCCAATAGAAAATAAGGTAATTGAACAGGATATTACAGATTCGAAGAAGGCATTAATAAAATTATTATTAGGTGCTAAAAAAAATAAAAATTTAAGTGAAACGAATACGAATGCGAATGAGTCTAATTCAACACCGATAATGTCAGATAAACCTGAAACTTCAAATTATGAAGAAAACTTTAATTATTCTCAATTCAATGAAACTGAACAAAATGAAAATGATGAACAAGATATGAAAATAGAGTTTAATGATCCAGAAAGTGCAAAATTAATAAAAGTAATAGAAGATGAGGACTTGAATTACATTGTTCCAGTAAATGTCAAAATTCGTTCGACAAATTTAAATAATTCATTTGCAATTTCAAGAAATAATGTAAATAATTTGGTAAAGAGTTCAATTTATTTTGATATAGATTCAGAAAATGTAGCATCATATGATTGTTATAATGACTATATGGTAAATTTAGACAAAAAAATGAAAATACTTGATATAAATATAAAGAGTATTGATTTTCCGATAAATGAATCAGAAAATATTAATAATTCAAATAATGAATTAAAGATAATAATTAATAATAAAGAACAAATTTTTGAATTGGAAGAAAATTATTATAATAGATATGAAATAAGAGATTTTTTGAATGAAGCATTTAATGCATATGAATTTGATATAACATGTGATATTCAAGATGGAATTTTTATATTTCATTCAGATAATAAATTTACAATGTTAAATCATGAAACCAGTATATTGCCAACTTTAGGATTTAATAAAAATGCATATATAAATAAAAACACATATACTTCTGAAAATCCACATCAAATAGGTGACAATGTGTATTATATGGTTATTGAAAATATAAGTTCAGAACCTTTATTTTATATAAATAAGGACACAAATGAAATTAAAAAATTAATTGATATTAAGGAAATTGATACAGATAACTTAATAATAAAATTTAATAAATCAAAGAAAGATTTAATAAAAAATAGCAAAGAATATAGTTATTTTTTTAATGATAAACACACAATAACATTTGAACTTATTTTTTAATTGTATATAACAAGTTTAATTTATGATTTAGTTTTTTTAAAATAAATCATTCTACATTTATTAACTTGTGTATCTGTAATTCTTTTGCGAGTAATATGATCAAATGTTTTACCTTTTAATAGTCTTAAAATAAAGTTAATAGAATAAACACCGCATTCTGAATTACCTTTTTGATGTTGTGTTTTATTATATCTAATGTCTGGTTCTGATATATTACGTTCATTTTTTAAATATTGTTCAATTTTACGAATAAATTCAACAATACGTTTTTCTGGATGAACTGCAAATGAATCACTAAAATATACTTGTCCTTTATCAAAATCTGCAAATAAACTAACCCAATGCGAACCACTTTTATAATGTTCATCTAAATTAAAAATTACAGCAATTCGTTTTTTACCATTTTTATACAAATCGTCAAAATTTAATGTTTTAAATGGTAAATTATCAAGTTCAGCAAAATCAATAGGGACTGCCCCTAAAAATTGAAAGTCTTCATATTTATTTTCATATTGTGCCAATGCAAAATTTATATCATATGTAGATAACCATTCAAATTTACCCTGAGGACCATCCGGTCTAAAAATATTATTTTCTAAAGTATCTTTTTCATCCTCATTTAAATATTGTATACATTTATGTTTAATCCAATCATGTTGACTTCCTTTAAATCTTTTACCCATTTCAAATAATAAGTATCTTTTATATTCATCAGAATGTAATAATTCCATTCCATCATGTATTTTTATAAAATTATTTGTATTTGTTTCTTGGCAATGAGTATTAAATGCATTTGCTAACTTTATTAATATTTCTAATGTCATACATGAACCATTATCAAAACTTAAATGTGGAGCACATTTACAATCATCTTTATCCTTGGGCATTACTTGTTCCAATTTTATTATTGGAAGTGGCATTTTATTAGTTGTTATATTTAAACTTATTATATTTGTTGTCATATTAAAACTTATTATATAATATAAAAATAAAAAATTGTTGTTATGTATTAATTAAATAATATTTTTAAATTATCCTATAATATTTATTAATCGTTTCATCTCATTATCAGTCATATTTAACATATTCTCTATATCTGAAAAAAATAAAAATTCTTTATTATTTATTATACCCACAACATCTTTATTTTCATCCCATATTAAATTATAATCATTATCCAAATAATAACATTTATTGTTTTTTTTATAAATATCAAATATTTTATAATATAAACTCGATTTTACTGTTTTTATATCTTCTTCATTAATCAATTTCTTGACCATATCAATGTATATATATCTATGTATTTATATGCATTATTATAAAAAAATCAATTTTTTGACATTATATGTTAAATAAGAAAAAGATTATATATAATTTGTTTAATTTTCATCATCAGACGAATCTATTATAATCGACCCAAAAATTTTACCCTTTTCATTTGTATTGTCTTTATTATCTTTATTGTCTACTATCTTTTTTTTAGTAGTACGCTCTTTAGGTTCTTTTTTTTCTTTAGGTTCTTTTTTTTCTTTAGGTTCTTTAGCTTCTTTTTTTTCTTTAAGTTCTTTAGGTTCTTTTTTTTCTTTAGCTTCTTTAGGTTCTTTAAGTTCTTTTTTTTCTTTAGGTTCTTTAGGTTCTTTAGGTTCTTTAAGTTCTTTAAGTTCTTTAAGTTCTTTAGATTTTTCTTTGTTTAATTCCACAATGTCATTAATATTTAATTGGTTATTTAAATTATCATTTAATAAATCTTCGCATACTAGTGCAGATTTATATATTTTATGTTTAATAGCATCTACTTTATCAGAACTAACTAAATCTTTATTTACTAAAATATTATTATTAATTTCGTCTTGATTAGAACTATCAGAATTTGTATTATTTATTTCTGTTTTAGTCGGGATATTAATAAAATTATTAATTTTGTCATTCATTTCTGGTGCGATTTCTTTTATTGCGGATAAAACTTGTTCGAACAACCCGGCATTTTTAATAATTTCGATTAATTTATTCATAATTTTATCATTATATTTTTTATTTTGGGCTTCTATCCAATTTTTCCATTCTTCTGCTAATTTATTATTTGTTCTGAGAATTTCGACATATGCCCAAATTTTTCTCATAGTTTCTAAATTTTGTTTAAACCATTTTTTATTTCTCTTAATTAAAGTGCAATTTCTTTCAACAAATCTCCAATAAATTATTTTATTTAATCTTACATTTTGTTTTGTACTTAATTTATCCAATTCTAACATAATCCAATCATCTAATTCCTTTAATGTCATATCTAATTTTGGTTGATATATGAAACTTGCCTTATCATATATAGCATCATCCTTAATTCCATAGTATTTATCATAAACAATTCCGTCTTTAGTTGATCTTTTAACAGTATATTCATAATAATCATCATCTGGTAATTTAGTAGACATTAATTCAATTACAACGCCTCTTTCTATACCGTATTTTTGTGATTTATAATCACAATCTATATTCGTATCATCTATAAAATCTTGTCTCGACATATATTCTTCAATACTACATTGAACAAAATCACATTCATCCAAATCACAACATTCAAGTTGTAACTGAACTTGACACCAATAATAATCAGGACATATTTCACCTTTAATATCTCCTGAATATTTAATTTTTCTTTGAAATGGACATTTAATTTCTATCATACGACCAACTAAAGGAGATGGTGTTATTTTATCCCTGCAATAAGGTGTACAAATCCCATCTGGACTTGCAGCTAAAAAGTTATAAACTGGATGACCTAATAAACCAAATTCTTCTACCCATACATCATTTAATAATTCATACATTATGGTAACAACATTCTCAAATTTCTTTCCATGATAACAAAATATATTTGTTCCAAATGTAGAACCAAAAACCTTTTTAAATACAAAATTATATAATGCTTCATGCTTATTCTCACTAAGAACAGTTCCACAATCTGATGCAGTTATACTTTTATTACGTTGTGCAAACCAAGCAGAAGTTCGTTGTTCAGGAGATTCAATATTACGAATAAAATCATATTGTATTTTTCGTTTTAAATATAGTTCTTCTGGAACTGGTTCGGTAAAAATTGATTTTGAAACAGAAGATAATAAAGCCCCTTCAGTAATATCTGTAGGATCAATATATTCTTTTTGTGAATTTCCTGTTTTATTAAAGTTATTGTAATTGGGAGTAAATTTATATGGTCTTTTTTCAGAAATTGTAGGCTTTATATTTTCATTATTTTTTGGTTCATTCTTCCCAGTAAATTCATAAACCGGTTTTGATTTGAATTTATACATTGAATTATATTGTTGTTTATTGTAGTCATTTGTGTTTTCTTCTTTAATTTCAACTTTTTTTTTAATTTTATCTTTTATTATATCTAATACTATATTTTGTTCATCTATATCTAATTTTTTAAATATATTATCTTTTAAAATAATATGCTCTAATTCAGCCATAGTTTTTAAAGTTTTATTTTCTATTTTATCATTGTATTTATCAATAACATCATGAAAATCCATATTTGATTAAATATATATTTAAAGTTTTAAGCAAATATATTATAAAAAATTAATTCAATAGATTATAATTATAGCAAACAAATTGTAAATATTGCTATAAATTATTTATTTTATTTAAAAAAACTTTTAATAAAACTTTTAAAAAGCTTTTAATAAAAGTATATCGCTTGACTAATTATAAAAAAATATAACTGAATACGATTTAGCCGTTTAGCCCGACCACGAGAAGTAAATCAATAAAAGTATAATCAAACAAATATATTTTATAATCATAAATAAACATTGTTTGATTTTACTTTTATTGAAAGAGTATTTCTCGTGAATATAATTTAAGTTTGCAATTTAAACAAATTAATTCAATAGATTATAATTATAGCAAGATTTACAATTTGTTTGCTATAATTATAATCTATTGATTGAATTGTTTAAATTGGGCTTTTAAATAAAAATGTATTTTATTTATTTTATGTAATATAACTATTTAAAAAAATAAGACATGATAACATCCAAAAATCCATTATATATATTAAAAAAAATTGAAAAAAAAATGGTTAAACAACAGTTATTTATAAAAATAAGTATAAACTATTAACTAAATTTCACTATAATAAAGTTTAATTCTATAAAAATGTTTATATCTTGTTTTAAAAAAAAAGAATCACAAAAGAAAGAAGAATATAAGCCTTATTTATCGTATTATATTAATGAAGAAACAACATGTCATGAAGAATATGCCGATGGCAGTAAATCAAAAATCCCTTTTGCATGTATATGTCATTTTATTGGTTCTAATTTATGCATACCATTGACACGCGAAGAAATTTATACATATGACACAGTTGTGACTGAATTGACTACAGTAAAAATTTATACATATGACAGTAAAACAAATACTTGTAAATATAGTTTTACAAAAACAATACATCATAGCGATGATTATTATTCACCCAATAATAAATATGATAATTTATTTTTTACTATTTTACAGAGTATGGTAAATCAATACACTAAATTAGACGCTATAATGTCAGGAAATTGGAAAACAGATATCATTACAGATGGTAAATGGTAAATGGTTCAATATTAAAAATAGACTAGAACTATAAAAATTAAGGTAATATTTATTGAATACATAAAAGTATATTTTATAGTATATTTTTTATTACGGTTTCACATCCGAATGGTATTTTTGTAATATATTTCAAGTATTTTTCATTAGTAATAACTATTTTTTCAAGTGTAATTGGTAAATTAGTTATTTCTTTATCAATATGAACATTATCAATAAACTTAATACATACTTCTTTAAGATATAATGGTAAATTATTTATTAAATTACAATGTGAATACATACTTATTTGTGTAATTGATTTTGGTAATGCATTCTTTTTTATATCTTGATTAAAATTAAAACCGAGATTAAGAGTGTGTAGTGTATCTGGTAATACATTCTCTTTTATTTCTATATTAAAATATTGACCTAATACAAGAGTATGTAGTGTATCTGGTAATACATTCTCTTTTATTTCTATATTAAAATATTGACCGAATACAAGAGTATGTAGTGAAACTGGTAATACATTCTCTTTTATTTCTTTATTAAAACAATAACCGATATTAAGAGTATGTAGTGAACCTGGTAAAACATTCTCTTTTATTTCTTGATTAAAATAATTTCCAAAAGTAAGAGTATGTAGTGAATCTGGTAAAACATTCTCTTTTATTTCTTGATTAAAATATTCACTAAAAATAAGAGTATGTAGCGAACCTGGTAAAACATTTTCTTTTATTTCGTTATTAAAGATTACACCGAGACTAAGAGTGTGTAGTGAACATGGTAATACATTCTCTTTTATTTCTTGTTTAAAATATTCACCAAAAGTAATAGTGTGTAGTAAACATGGTAATACATTCTCTTTTATTTCTTGATTAAAATGATATCCAAATGTAAGAGTATGTAGTGAATCTGGTAATACATTCTCTTTTATTTCTTGATTAAATTTTATGCCAAAAGTAAGGGTATGTAGTGTATCTGGTAATATATTCTCTTTTATTTTTTGATTAAATTCCTCTCCAAAAGTAATAGTGTGTAGTAAACATGGTAATACATTCTTTTTTATTTCTTGATTAAATTCCATACCGAGTCTAAGAGTGTGTAGTGAATCTGGTAATACATTCTCTTTTATTTTTTGATTAAAATATAGACTTAATATAAGAGTATGTAGTGAAACTGGTAATACATTTTCTTTTATTTCTAGGTCATAAAAATCACCCAAATTAAGAGTATGTAGTGAATCTGGTAATACATTCTCTTTTATTTCTTTATTAAAATGATGTCCGAATGTAAGAGTGTGTAGTGATTTTGGTAATACATTCTTTTTTATTTCTTGATTAAAATTATAACCGAAATTAAGTGTATGTAGCGATTTTGGTAACACATTCTCTTTTATTTCTTGATTAAAGCTATTACTAAATATAAGAGTGTGTAGTGAACATGGTAATACATTTTCTTTTATTTCTTGATTAAAGTGGTTACTCAAAGTAAGAGTATGTAATGAATTTGGTAATACATTTTCTTTTATTTCTTGATTAAAAGTTGAATATATATTTTTTTTGATATTTTCATAAAATAATATAATTTTAGTATCATTTGGTATATCTTTTATTTCCTCATTAAAATTAGAAGGAAATGTTAAAATTGTATTGTTGTAATATTTCAACATCTTTTTGTTATATTATAGATATAATATATTGAACTATTTATTCAATATTTATTTAATATATATACAATAAGGATTTTTAGGTTGTTATGTCTTAAATAATTTGTAAAAGTATAATATTTATAAAAATGTGTGTAAAACATATAAAATCTTATTTAATAATTAAAGGCATACTCTTAAAAGTCATTACACGCATTTTACAACAATAACGGTTTAATTCAAGATTATTGATAAGTTTATTTTTTTGTTCTAATTTGGCATCTTCATCTATATTAGGGTTATTTTCTATTTCTTTTAATTTAGCCTCATAAATTATTTGTCTATTACCAATAACAGTTCCACAAGTAGGGCATTTCATATATATCATTTTGTTATATATTAATATTATAATTTATTTATATTTATTTCAATTTTCAAATTTTATTATAGTATAATATATTTATAATGGATAATGGAACTTTAATAAAAGGCTATGATTCTTATAATGAAATGGGTAATAATAGAAATGAATATGTCAATAATATTATGAATGAATACTATGTATATAATCCAAATACTATAAATAAAGAACATTTATTAAAAGACATTAATAAACAACTAAATGAAATAAACAATTTAGAAAGAATGAACGGAATAGAAAATCCGGTTGACAGTATTGATGAACCTATTGAAGTATCAACAAATCAATACGAAACCCCATTTTCACAAGGAACAACAATGTATGATAATAGAGGTAAATTTTTTGATTTATATGATTTTAATAAAAATTTTGATGCATATATACAAAAACAGCAAAAAGAAAGACTTTTAAATGAAAAACTTAAATTAACTGATTTATCAACAATTGATAGTATAAAAATAAAACCATATCAATTACCATTAAATATAATGTTAATAAATGTCAAAGATACTTGGTTTGAAATGTATGACAATATAACAAAAGGAAAAAATCCATTAACAGATTTTGGAGAAGATAAATTTTTTTATGTAGGATTAACTTTGGTAATTGTCGCTTTAATGTATGTAATGTTATGGTTTTTCTTTGAATAATAGAATATGATTATAGCAAATAAATTTTAAATCTTGCTATAAATTAAATTCTATTGGTTGAATTGTTTAAAGTTGGGTTTTTAATTAAAAATGTATTTAATCTATTTTATGTAGTTAAGTTTTTATTTAAAAATAATATATAAATAAATTCTACATAAAATATTTCCAACTAAAAAATTATATACATATATAAATTTTTAATTATATAATAATTCACTAACACATTCATTAATTTCATTTCCTGTAGGGGGGTCAACATTTTCAAAATTATAGACTGGATAGAATTTATGTTTAATTTTGATATTTAAATTTTTTGTATTAGAATTTAAATATTCGATGAATGTATTTAATTTTTTTTCTGAAATTTTATAATCTTTTACCTCCATTACATGCCAATCAAAAAAACATGCACCTTTTGCACTTTGTCCTTTTAATAAAAATGATCTAATACACCGTTTGCTATCTTTTGGCACCATAGCAATACCACTTTCTAAAATTTTTTTAGAATAGTTATTAAACATTGCTATTTGATAAAATCTTACATATTTGTTTTCGATAATATTTTCATTATAATATCCTTTACAAAAATCAGAACCTTTAACAAATTCAAAATTTTGTTCAATTGAGTGTTTTTGATTAGAGGGTAATACTATTTTGTCTTTATCTAACTGTTGATTAAAAAATTGGTCTAAATTGTTCATAGTTAAATTATTATATTGTATTATATTTAATATATAAAATTTTTATATATATTAAATTTTACTAGAGCAAATATAAATTGAGAACATCATATTGTTTTGTATTTCTAATATATTGATTTTGTGTATCTAAAAAGTTAGATGGTTTAATATTACTAATATCAATTGGAATAGTACGTGTATTATAACTATTGTAATATATATCTTTTTTTTGTAAAATAACTAATTCTTCTAAAAAATGATTTAATAATTTTTCAACTGTTCTTCTCATATCATAAAGTTTAATAGACCCTACATTTGATAATAAATTAAATGTACAAAAATTTATTGAATATAAAATTTTATCTTTAATAGTAATCAATGATGTGTAATTTTGATTTATTAAGGTGATATCTTGTAAACATGCTTCATATAAAATTATAAATTGTTCAAATAATGTTTGTATTTCAAAATAAATTCTTGGACTTGTAGATTTTATTTCACTCATGTAAAATAAATAATCAATTATATTTGGATATTTTTTTAAAATATTATTGTTTGTGTTTAGCAATTCATATTTGGTATTTAGTTTATTAAATTCATCTATATCATTGACTTTTTTATCTGTATATAAATAATAAATAAAAATTGAATAAAATATTAAACCAACTAAAATTGAATAATTAAAATTAATTTTAGAACTTGCATATATCACAATTATTAATAAAAATCCATAAAAAAATATTGTCTCAGGTTCTTGGTAATTAATTACATTATAAATTATATTATCAGTTTCTTTAAACTTTTCTAAAAAATTAGAGTATCCGTATGGTAATTGAAAAAAATCTATTGTTTTTGACATTTATAAAAAATTGAAAATCTTATTATAATTATAATTACTTAAGAAAAAGTTTAGTTATTTTTATTATTAATTATGAACACAACAGAAAATTCTAATAATACAAATAATACTAAAGTAGAAAATATAGAAAATATAGAAAAATCTGCTTTAGATAAATCTAAAGTAAATGTTGATATACTTGAGGAAAAAACAACTGATATAGTCATTTCTCCTGAAGAACAAGATAAACTTAAAAAAGAAAAAATTAAAGATTATCATCAAAAAATAATGTTAAATAATATTTATAGTCGTTCAAAACCTAAATATAATAAATTAATTTGGGATAATATTGAAACTGCTGATGATACTATGATTAAATATTTAAATAATAAAATTGTTGATACATATCGTATGAGATTAAATCTTGTCTATAATGTTTTATATTCAATTGAGGGATTTCCAATCAGATATAAAAAAGATGTTATAAAATTATTTAATATTTTGGCACCCCTGAGTAATGAATTTAGTTTGGGAAGTTATAAATGGAGTTATAAAATTGTGGATCGTCGTTTATTTATTCATAATTCAGTTACAAAAGTTGATTTTACTGACTATTTTAAAATGTTTTTTATGAACCCTATTAGAAAATTATTAAGAATATCAGGAATTGATTATAAATACTATTATTTCAAATCAACCAGATATCATCGTAATATAGATATTGTATTTGCTTTTGATTTTCAATAATTTTTGTATATTTTATTTATACAATATATATAATTTTATAATAAAAAATTAAGTAATTGTAAAAATACACTTACAAAAATATGTTTAAAGACTATAATGGAAATGATTTTAATGATAGAACAATTAAAGATTATTGCAATGATTAAAAAAATATGAACGATTATTTAGCGACATTAGATGCTAAAATAAAAACATTTAATTATAGTCATAGTAATTTTATAAATTTTTTTACTATATAATATATATAATTATATTATAAATGAATGGTAATTTAAACATTGTTGATTTATTGCAAGATATGAAGAATATATTGGATTCTAATCCAATTTTAAATATTGCTGTTAAAATTGCGGCAAATGAAATTAAAAACCAAAGAAAAAATACAAGAAATTTAAATGTATTACATAATGAACAAAAAAATAAACTATATACATTATATAGTCAATAAATGCAACCTGAATTTTTTTATAATTTTTAAAAATTTCAGGTTGCATTTATTGCATAAATATATCTTTTTTTATAACAATCTCATCATTAGTAATAATTAATAATTCTGATTTATTATTTTTAATGACACAATGTATTATTTTTTTATTTAA